TGTATACACTTACTTTTTCGATGAAAGCTTGGTACTTTGGCCCTGAAAGAGATAAGTCAGTCATTAAATTTGTTGATGTTCGCTATGCGACAAATACTGCTACAAATTCTGCACTTGAAGAGTTTTATACAGTAACACCAGGAATGACGGCAAATAACGAACCGACTACAGATAGAGAATTGAGTATTGATTACAGTCTCATTGAGTTTGATGATAATTGGGATTATGCTGAGAAAATAACTAACCTGCCTGATGTTAATGTATTAAAGTTTTCAAGTACCGAGTTTACATTCGATAGTAATTCCATTACACTAGATAATTTCGGTTTATAAATTTACTAAATGATAAATGGTGATTTTAAAATAATATGAAAATTGGTTTCACTTGTAGTACATTTGATTTGCTGCATGCAGGTCATATACAAATGCTGAGAGAAGCAAAATCTCAATGTGATTACTTAATATGTGGGTTGCAAATGGACCCAAGTATAGATAGATCTACAAAGAATCCACCTGTACAAACCATAGTTGAAAGATATACACAACTTAAGTCTGTTAGCTATGTTGATGAAATTATACCTTACAACACAGAAACAGATCTAGAAGATATTTTAGAACTTTATACTATTCATGTTCGTATACTTGGGCATGAATATCGTGATAAAGATTTTACTGGTAAAGATATTTGTCGAAAGCGCGATATAGATCTTTTCTTTAATAATCGAGACCACAGATTTAGTAGCAGTGATTTGAGAAAAAGAGTCGTGGAGAGAGAATGTAATGAGTGAAGAAAAGATTTTATCCAGTCTTGGTTTAAGACCGATTGAAGAAGCAACACTAGAAATGGGTATCCAATTACCTGCAAATACATTTGATGCCGACCAATCTCAGCTACCTGCCATCATTGACACAAGCGCAGAAGAAAACCTTAAAGATATTGAACTTGCAAAAAAGAATATAGAAAATATCATTAGTCTAGGTGATGAATCTGTAAAAGAAATGGTTGAAATAGCAAAACAATCAGAGTCTCCTCGAGCCTTTGAAGTTGTTTCTACTTTAATGAAAACATTGCTTGATGCTAATAAAGATTTTGTTGAAATGTCAACTAAGAAGCGATATGCTAAAGAAGAGCATAGAGCCGAAACAAACATCACTAATAATAATCTTATATTATCTACGGCAGATCTTCTTAAAATGATTAAGGGTGAACATGAGTAGTGGTTATCTCGGCAATACTAATTTAAAACGAATTGCAGAACAAATGGAATTTGCTCCTGAAAATTTACAGGAGTATGTAAAGTGTATGAAAGATCCTATTTACTTTGCCGAAAACTATATCAAAATTGTGCATGTTGATAGAGGATTTATTCCTTTTGTGATGTATGATTATCAAAAAGAAATCGCAAACAAAATTACAAATAATAGGCGACTTGCTGTACTAACTGCTAGACAGAGCGGAAAGACCACGACTGCTGTTGCTGTTATTCTTCACTATATTCTATTCAACGAATATAAGACTGTTGCTATTCTTGCTAACAAGGGTGATGCCGCCAAGGAAGTTCTTGATCGAGTCAAAATAGCATATGAAGCTCTACCTAAGTGGATACAGCAAGGTGTAGAAGAATGGAATAAGTTTAATATTGTTCTTGAAAATGGTTGCAAGATTTATGCCGGTACTACATCTTCATCAGCAATTCGTGGTAAATCTATCAGCTTTTTGTATCTTGATGAGGTAGCATTTATTGAAGGTTATGATGAATTTTTTGCTTCTGTATATCCTACGATTTCTTCTGGCGAATCGACTAAACTGATGATGACATCAACTCCTAACGGGTTGAATCATTTTTGGAAGACATGCAAAGGAGCAGAAGAACAAACCAACGGTTATGAATATACAAAGGTGATGTGGTACGATGTTCCTGGCCGTGATGAAAAATGGAAACAAGAAACACTTGAAGCGCTTGACTTTGATGAAGAAAAATTCAGGCAAGAATATTGCTGTGTTAAAGGAAATACCTTAGTTACCGTTAAAAATAAAGATACTGATGAAGTATTAACAATGTCTATAGAAGAACTATACAATAATTTATAGGTGTAAGTTTCTTGGTTTTATAAATAAAAATAAAACTAGGAGATTCTAAATGAAAGGCTATGTTTATTTAATTACAAGATCTGATAATCAAAAATATGTGGGAATTACCTACGATATCCCCAAAAGAATGTATGCCCATAAAAAATCGAAAAGATTTGAAATAGGTATTAAAAATATTGAGGTTCTAGAGGAATGTTTAACATATGAAGAGGCAGAGAAATTAGAACCAATGTATATAGAAAAATATGATACCTTTTACAATGGACTGAATGGAAGCGTTGACGGTAAAGGAAATCATCTTGCACCTAACTTTACGACCAAAGGATATAAGTTTTCCGATGAAAGTAGACAAAAAATGAAAGAAAATCATTGGTCTACAAAAATGAAAAATACCTGGACTACAAACACCGTTTATTCTGAGGAGACAAGAAAAAAATGGTCAGAAACTAGAAAAGGTATTTGTTGGCGCCCTAGAAAAATAACAAGAGATGAAGCTTTAAAACTCATTAAATTATATGAAGAAGATTCTATTAATTATTCCGACGATTTTGTGAAACAATTTGTAAAAGTAAAAGATAAAAAAAGAGTTGGGAAAGTGCCACTAGAAGAACTTAAAGCTCCTAATGGAAAATATTTAAATAAGATAAAATTATTTAGCGAATATTTTTGCAAAGAATACAACGTAACTCCACAAGCTATTACAGGCTTATTAAAAAATGGGATTTCAGATGCAGACACAATTACAAAATAAATACGAAATATTAACCATAACTGGTTGGTCCAATTTTAGTGGGATGAGAAAACAGCAGGTTACTGGCATCGTAACGATTACGACCGCGGATGGGAACACATTAGAATGTTCTTTGGATCATAAAATAGAACTTAAATACGGGTTTTTAGAAGCAAAGGATCTAAGTGTAGGAGATGAAATAAGAACAAAAAATGGCTACTTCGAAATTATACATTATTATATTAATAAGACTGAGGTTTCAGATGTTTACGATCCACTAAATGTTGCAGGTAACAACACTTATTTGAGTAATGGAATCTCATCACATAATTGCAGCTTTTTAGGTAGCTCAGGCACCCTTATTGATGGCTCAAAACTTAAAGAACTTTCTTATTCTAGGCCGCTGGTTGAAGTAGACGGGTTGACTCAGTATAAAGTGGCTCAAGAAGGCAACTCATATGTAATGACTGTTGACGTTTCTCGTGGTAAAGGACTTGACTATTCGACATTTAATATCATAGATGTTACAAAAATGCCTTACAAGCAGGTATGCACATATCGAAACAATGTCATTAGTCCGGTTGATTTCTCTTCAGTTATATATAGAATAGGATTAATGTATAACGAGTGTGCAGTTTTAATTGAAATCAACGATATCGGTGAACAAGTTTCTGATACACTCTTAATGGATTATGGCTATGAGAATCTTCTTTATTCAGAAAATGCAGGAAGATCCGGTAAAAGGATAACAGCAGGATTTGGAAAAAGAGCAGATAATGGTATTCGCACGACGAAAAGTGTAAAGTCAATTGGTTGCTCTATTTTAAAAATGCTCATCGAGCAAAACCAATTACTTTTAGTAGATTATAATACGATACAGGAGTTATCACGGTTTTCTAAAAAAGGAACATCGTATGAAGCCGAAAAAGGATCACACGATGATTTGGTAATGAACTTAGTAATCTTTGCATGGCTAACTGATCAAGCATTTTTTAAAGACCTCACGGACATAAATACTCTGATGAAACTAAGACAAAAAACCGAAGAACAAATCGAAGAAGAATTATTACCCTTTGGTTTTATTGATACAGGCGAAGATTTACCAGACGAGGGCGACTTTATGGCCGTCAGAGAAGGCTGGCAGATATAAACTCTTTATTTTATAAATAGAATAGTGATAACAAACAAAACAAATTTAGTTTTAAATAGGTAATATTAAAGGAGAATAATATGGCTTTTTCCGTAAGTCCTTCCGTAATCGTTCGTGAGGTGGACGCATCCGCAGCGGTTCCAGCCATCGCAACGCCGCCTGCTGCAATCGCGGGTGTTTTTAGATGGGGTCCGATTGGTGAAACAGTTTTAGTTTCATCTGAGAATGAATTAATAAGTCGTTTTGGCAAGCCAAACGATAATAATTATGAAACATTTTTCGTAGCTGCTGACTATCTTGCTTACTCGTCTGCTCTCTGGGTTGTTCGTGTAGATAATGGATCGGTTACTGCATCTGCTTCTGATATCTCAAGTGCTAACACACAATTACATACATTCGGAGCATTTGATGCTCTTTATCCAGGAGCACTAGGTAACTCACTTGAGGTTGCTTATGTTAAAGGTTCTCGTTTTGAAGAAACTCTTGTAGAAGTTGGTGATATTTCTTCTTCAAAGCTTACAGGTAATACTCAAATAGATCAGTCAATTGCGTTTAACGCAACATCTACTACTTTTGAATTGCTTCCAGCGGACAGAATCACTGTTGCTAATGTTGAGGCTGGTGACACGTTAGTTCTTGGTAACGATTCGGTCGGTTATCAGGAAGTCTCAGTTGTGTCTATTACAGAAACCGGACTTGATGCCGACGGTGAAGAAACGGCAAACAGTGCTACACTTGCAGCATATTCATATAGTATTGTATTTTCTCCAAGCTATAGACTGGCAGCAACTGATCTCAACACAATGTCATTTGCAAGAAAGTGGAAATACGCGAGACTATTCGGTAAAGCTCCACAAACAAATAATTATCATATTGCAGTAATTGATACTGTCGGTGATATTACTGGAGAAGCAGCTGGAATTGTAGAAATTTATTCAGATGTTTCTACATCCTCAGGTGCAGCATTGTCAGACGGAACTACAAACTATTATGTAGATGTGATCGGGAATCGATCTGCTTGGGTACAAGTTGCTAATACAAGCCATTTTGAAACATCTACTTCAGAATATGAAGTATTAGCAGGTGGTACAGACGGAACAACTGAAACTGCTACAACGCTAGCACCACTTGCTGCAGGTTATGATTTATTTCAGAATGCTAATGAAATTGATGTTGCATTTGTTCTTCAAGGTAAAGGTGACCAGGCCGCAACGATAGCAAATTATATCATTTCTAATATTGCTGATTATAGAAGAGATACAGTTGCATTCCTATCACCATCTAAGGCAGATGTCGTAGACGAGAATAAAACAAACACTCAACTTTCAAATGTTGTTGCTTATCGTAACAAACTTCAGAACAGTTCTTACTGGTTCATGGATTCAGGATACAAGTATCGTTACGACAAGTACAATGACAAGTATCGTTGGGTGCCACTGAATGGTGATGTGGCTGGACTTGCTTCTCGAGTTGAACCTTTTGAATCTCCAGCAGGTTTCCGTAAAGGTGTAATTAAGAATATTGTCAAGCTTGCATTTAATCCTAACAAGGCACAGCGTGATCAGTTATATTCATCTGATGTCAACCCAGTAATGTCACAGATAGGACAAGGTATTGTTCTATTTGGAGATAAAACTGGTCTTGGTCTTCCAAGTGCGTTTGACAGATTGAACGTTCGTAGATTGTTTATTGCTGTTGAAAAAGCAATCGCAAATGCTGCTCAATCATTCTTGTTTGAATTAAACGACGAATTTTCTCAGACACAGTTCAGAAATATTGTTGAGCCGTTTTTGAGAGAAATTCAAGGTCGGCGCGGAATCATCGACTTCAGAGTAATTTCAGACACAACCGTAAACACTCCTGCCATTATCGATCAGGGTAAATTTAGAGCAAATATCTTCATTAAGCCTGCTCGTTCAATCAATGTAATCGAACTTACATTTGTTGCTACAAGAACGGGAATTGAGTTTGAAGAAATTGTTGGCTCGATTTCTTAATAAATATTAAATAAAAGGAGAATACGAAAATGGCATTTAATATTAACGAGTTCAAATCACAGCTAGTAGGTGGTGGTGCTCGTCCAACTCTTTTCCAAGTTCAAATTCTAAATCCTGTTGCCCCTGAAGCCGACTTTAAGATGCCTTTCATGGTTAAAACAGCCGCATTGCCGGCTTCTAATCTTGGAGGGTTTACCGTGCCATATTTTGGTCGTCAGGTAAAATACGCAGGTGATAGAACATTTGATGACTGGACAGTGACTGTAATCAACGATGAAGATTTCTTAGTGCGTAATTCAATGGAAGCCTGGTCAAATGCTATTAATACACACGATAGTAATTTGAGATCTCTTCCTTCTGATTATAAATCAAACGGTCTTATTACACAATACGGAAAAGATGGAACACCATTACGTACATATGTGTTTGAAGGACTTTATCCAATTACAGTAAGTGATATTACTATGGATTGGTCTTCGGGTGATACAATTGAAGAATTTACAGTGACGTTCCAATATGATTTTTGGAAGGTAGAGGGCGCAACTGGAATTTCCACTACATAATATTAGGAATTTATAATGAAAATTTTTGGATTTCAGATCAAGAGGCAGGAGGATGAACAGCAAAATCAGCCTGTTTCTTTTGTCGAGCCTCAGAACGAAGATGGTGCAATTACTGTCAATAGTAGTGTGCTTGGTGGTTTTTATAACACCATTTTGGACATGGAAGGTTCGGCGAAAACTGAATCCGAGCTTATCACGAAATACCGATCAATGGCCATGCAACCAGAAATTGCACAGGCCGTTGACGATATCGTTAACGAGGCCATTAGTGTAGCTCTAGATGAACAGACGGTTGAAATATCTCTTGGAGAGACTGAACTACCTGAAAAGGTTAAAGAAAAAATTGTTGAAGAATTTTATCATATTCTTTCTATATTAGACTTTAGTACTAATGCATATGATATGTTTAGTAAGTTTTATGTCGATGGCAGATTAAATTATCACATCATCATTGATAATGACAATTTAAAGAAAGGTGTTGTAGAATTAAGATATGTCGATCCTCGAAAGCTAAAGCTCATCCGTGAAGTAGATAAAAGAGGTATAGATCAGCATTCAGGTGCACCTACTAAAAAAGTAAAAAATGAATACTACTTGTACTCCGATGCAGGATTTGGCGCAACAACTACTTCAGGATCAGCGACTGGGTTTAAAATTGCAAAGGACTCTATTGCGCGCGTTACTTCGGGATTAATGAATGAAAACAATAGTTTGGTATTGTCTCATTTACATCCAGCAATTAAACCATTAAATCAATTAAGAATGCTTGAAGATGCTACTGTTATTTACACTCTAACAAGAGCACCAGAAAGACGCATTTTTTATATTGACGTAGGTAACTTGCCCAAAAATAAAGCTGAACAATATCTACGTGACATGATGACTCGTCATAAAAACAAGTTACAATATAATGCGGGTACTGGTGAAATAAGTGATTCTCGCAAAATGATGACAATGACAGAAGACTTTTGGTTTCCTCGGCGTGGTGGTG